TTCCCCACCGACATCGTCGAGCCAAGACATAAGCTTATTATCGTCTAGGTCGCGAGAATCTTATATACAATCCAGAGGGTTACGCCTTCAGGCGACTCACCGTGATGACTGTAGTCATCACCATCTGGTTGATTCTTTAAGCGACGAAGATTCATTATCTTATGAATCAGACATCGAGGAATGTCACCGGTTCTTGTTCAGACCGGCTTAAATCCGTTATTAACTTCGTTGATGGTAGTCAAGAGGTTCAGACACCCAATTGATATGAGTACGGCATTCGCCTGCATATCGAGCTCTGATTTAACATTCTACCAAGCGCGTTATAACCCAGATCGGGCCCTTAAGCGGGCGAGATCACTAACTGAGCACAATTACCGAGAGCTAATAAAGTTCCGGCAGCTCCAATTAAGGTCAATTCGACTTGGAACGTAGTGGTACCCGAACATAAGATAATCCCCTCAAGTGAGAGGGTCTGTAATGTTGGTCCATTGATTATGGCAGATTCCGAAATTATCGGATTAGCCAGAGGCGCTCCGTTAACATATAACTGGAGAGACGCATTAAAGTTCTCATTAGCCGAATCGGAAACAGTGACTTGCGAGAATACCTTGTAAGCACCCGTGGGCGGTGTGAAAACACCCCCAGCTGCGATACCTATACTTAAGGGATCGTACACAAGGTCATTCCAATGTACAGGGGCAGATACATTTGTTGTAAATGCCTGATTAACACTCTGAGTGTATAATGAGGTGGCTGATGGACTTATTGGTGCCGTACCAATGGCACTCGAGGACTGTGGAACAAAGAATTCCACATCATAATCCACCCATAACTTACCAATAGCGGCATTACCCGCTTCCTCTACTGTACAGAGGTAGAAATTCGCGACATCATATGTTTTGATGTCATTAAGGCCTACGGAACCTGTTCTTGTGAACTTCTTAGGTCCGAGTGCATGCATAGATGCTGGAGATAAAAGACAACAAATGTCCTTCCACGGTACATCTTCCGCTACGTCCTGATAAGTGGACGCTTGAGCTTCTGAAGCTGGCGGAGGATCCGAAGCATCATAATCCGGTGCTAATAACACTGAACCGACAGTAGTGCTAGCAGTACGAGTAATATACTCAAAATTCAACTTTGTGAACCTGTACTGCTCCCATTGCGCAGCTTGCTGTGCCAACCAAGGAAAGGTTGCCGCAATGCCTGGATTACAAGCTAATCTAATAACTGTAAACGCAGTGGACCCATTAAC